TCTAATTTTGGACAATGAACAAATTTTGGTGCTGATGATCTTCGATCAATACACGCAGTACAAGCGTGAACGTAGTCACAATTATAAGTTCGGTCAAGTTTTTCAGACCATTTGCCATTTATTTTCTCATATCTGCTTGTCTGGATAGGGACATCGTTGTCTTCACAGTATTGAAAAACATCGTCATGCGTCCAGTCCTTCATTGGAAAGAATACAGAGCATTCATTTGGAATTGTTCTTGCGTCAATCCTAGTTCCAGCATCACCACCGTAAATAGGATCACTATCACATAGCTTGTGACCAAACAACATCCCGTCCCACCCAGATGCTATTCCGTAACTCTTAGGGCGATTGTAAATATCCATGCCGCAAACCCAAGGCTTGCCTTCCTCCATTGGAGTGATCCCAGTTGGACAGGTTACCTTGGTTTGGTCGAACACATACATATTCTGAACCTCAAACTCATCGTCCGTTTGTTGAAAGTTACTTAATGTAGGCGGCCATGAATAAACTTCAAGCCCCCAATCCTCAACGATTTTGTTCTGGAACGAATACTTTGAAGGTTGCCACTGCTCGGTAAAGAAAAAGACTGGTATTTTTGCACCAACCTTATTGAAGACCAAGTCTAACAAGGCCATACTATCCTTCCCTCCGCTCCACGCAAGTACGGGTCTCTTTGAGAATTTCAAGCAAGTTTCGATATTCTTTATTGCACTATTGATTTTTTCGATCATCAGATAGCAAATGCTGTAATTCCCCCACCGATAATTGCGCCACCAGCACTGAACATGCCAGCACTTTTGGTTGCATCTGCCTGCGCCTGTGCCGATTGCGCTTGAAGGACATCTCTGCGATGCGCAGCAGCAAGGTTTGCACCAGTGTCTGGATTGATCATCTGTGGAGTCGATTGGCCTAGCATACCCATTCCGTACTGGGTGAATTGCTGACCTGCGCTGTATGACGTTGGAGTGCCTCCCAGAAGGCTCAGGGCGGGCGAGTAGAACTGTTGTGACGTTCCGTATGCCTGACCGATGCGTCCTGCTGCTTCTTGCCGTTTCTGAGCCAATACACCCTCCCTGCCCATAGCCTCACCCACGATGCCAAGATTTCCACCGAGTCTACCAGCAGCACCATACGACTCACGCGCAGTTTGGGTAGCAGTTCTTTGCTCTTGGGGGGACAATCCTTGCGACGATGCATACGCCTGTTCCGCTTGCAGGTTTTGAAGCTCCATCATGCGCTGAGACTCTGGGCTAATTGCACCAAGGAGGCCTCTGACCTGTCCAGCCTGACCAGTCATTCCAGCAAATTCAGCACCTCTGGCAGCACCAAGTTGCTCTTGAGCAGCGGCAGTGGCACCACCCTGTAGTGCTTGGAGTCCTTGTTGATACTGACCAATGTCAGCGAGGTTTAGTTTGCCAAATTCAGGCCTGTATTGTTGCTCAAGACCAATTACACTTGGCAATGCTTCGCCATAACCCTTCACATACTTGGAAATGTCTTTTCCGATGTTTGGCCCTTGGGGCGTTGGTACGCTAATTGATCCCATAATATTATTTTAGTTTTTTGTGAAATTGCGAGTAAGAATAGAATCTCGTGTGATTAGAATTTTTAAACTGCCTTTTAAACGCGATAAAGTCAAATCGATCTTGGAATACCTCCATTGCGTGTTTCATATCCCCAGCCAGCATTGAGAAAAAGATGCAGTTTGCATTGTCAATCGGAACTGGAAGCTCTGGGTTTTCAGAATCGCATGGAATGGCGAACATAAACGTCTTGTCGTCAGAGAATACAATTCCATGCAGTAAGTGGTATTCTAGTTCGTAATTGAAATCAACTGAATTCTCTTTGTAGGTAGATATGACTGAATGAATTGGATTCATGCAAACACAACAGCAGTTACGGTGGGCTGATTTATTGCTGAACCATCAAAAGTATCTACATATAATGAAAATCTTTCTGCTGTTTGCTCGGTAGTTGGTGATCCACAACATCTAGGGGCGCCAGCTTCACTGGAATTTGCAATTACACAGTAGTTTTGATCAGGCATCGCGATCGATAAATTAACAATAAAGTGTCCAGTCCCCACTAATGATACACATGACACATTTTGACTTTTCGCAATAAGTTTTAATGAAAACGTTACTACCGATGCAGTCATCACTGTTGTTTGAGTGCTTGTGAACGTAAATGTTTTATCTCCAGTTTTCGTTATGACAAATGCCCCTGCCGTAATCCCAGTAGCCGCCATGTATATTCTATGACCAGTTATTAAATTGTGATTATTGGCAGTAGTTACCGTGCATAATGTAGAGCTAGCGTCTCGCGACACAGTTGACCCACCCCCATTAAATGTTCCTGCTGAGTCGGCATTAAAATTAACCCAAGCTCTTGCCCCAAAAATAGGAGCCACACCAGAAACCGAGCCTAAAGGAACGTCATTAAATTTAATTGATCCAGTCCCAGTATTTGAAATAACAAGATTTCCGTTTGCTCCTGATTCCCTAGTGATTGAAGCTCCATTATTCACCCCTGTTTGAGATCCAAATGACAATGTGGTGTTTCCATCTCCAGATCTTGATGGAGTTAAACTTGCATAATATGTTCCAGATACACCGTAACCAATATCAGTGTAATCAGATCCCCATGTCACTTTCCCAATGGATAATTTTGTTGGAGTAACCGATCCATTAGTAATTTTCGTTTCTGTAACTGCATCAGTGGCTAATTCATTAGATCTAATCCCTTGAGCACGAACTTTCAGCTTGCCAGATACAACTTCAAGCGTGTTCTCGAAAATAGCGTCACCAGTAATGGTAGTCTGATCGATGATGTTATTCATCTTTGAGCTAGTGATCGTGTCAGTAGCCGTAAATGTGTAAGTTGTGTCAACTGCGCCCATATTTTTACTTTTGTGAAATTATTTGTCTGTTTGTCACTGACCCAGCGACCTTTACTGAATTGATCTTAGGAGATCCGATTGTTCGTGTCAAGATTAGAGTTCCCGTGTAACCCCTGATCCCTGCTAGACGACATCTAATGCTTGCTGTTTCAGCTTCATTTGGTGTGCTTGGGGATAATACAACCCCGCCTAAGAACTGTGTTGTGGTTCCAATCTGTGATGCGTTATCTGGATCTTCTGCCGCAAATGAAATCGAATACTCCCCATCGCCTCCAGCAAGATTTTGCATAATGATCTGAGCATCGGTAAACCTTTTTCGCTCCATTGTCTTCAAGTCGTACCCACGGGTCGTTAATGATGCGTTAATGGTTTCAGTAACAAGATCTCCACCTACGTTTGATACATTAAACCGATCTACCGAGCTTTCCTCAGCATCGATTTGGTGTAACCCACCATTTTGAGTGACTGCGTATAGCTCATTTCTAACGCCAGCACCGCCAGTTAGCAGGTTTTTAATCAGAAAGCGTGAGTCTCCGTATGTATCTAGAGATTCCCATCCCTGATTTTTAAAGTTGTATACGAGCACAGAGTTGTTTCCTCTAGCATCATTAACACCCACCGCTGAATCGAGTGCTACGGCAAGGTAGTATCTGTTGTCAAACAGGATTCCAACCGCCTCGTCAGCGTAATTCTTATTGATCCGATCAATGTAAGGCTGGATATTCTTGGAAATTGGTTCCTCAGACCCACGAAGGTTATAATCATTAAGGAACTCAAGTGAATACACGCCATCGTCCGACAAGAACATCATCGTATTGCCCCTCATTACGACAGACTTCCGCGCAAGGCATCCAATTTCGGATGTTAGCTCCTTTACCGTGCAATCAAGCAGGCTTCCTAGCGTTCCTTTTACAAGGTGGAGGCTGTTTCTGTTCAGAACAACCAATGCGTCATCGTAGAACCCGTGCATACCAACGACATAGTCTGCCGTGCCACCACTTACGCGAAATTGATTTTCAATCTGGTCGAAGGTAGTCGTATCGAGAATGTCTGAGACAGCGATTTCGTCAGTGATCTTCCGACTGGTATAGACTGGGGCATTGAATGGGCCTGACTGGTCGTAATAATACGGAACCCACAGCCGTCTTTGGAAAGGAACACCCCAAGGTGCGGCAGGTTGATGCATAAATCCTCCACCAACGCTGAATTGACCACCAACTTCAATTTGCAACGAGCTGCGTGATGGTTTGAAGGCAATTGCGCCAGTAGCTATCAAATCATATTTCATTTGCGACAGGATTGGTGTCTGGTATGTCACAGACGTAGATCCAGTTACAACGAATGAAAGCTGATTACTGTTTACTCGTGTAAAAAAACGATTTCCATTCAAGATGCTATCCGCCCCAGTGAACCCACTGATTTCAGCCCATCCATTACCAGCAAATCCATGGGAATTAATTGTAATTGTGACAACTCCTCCAGTTGCCCATGTTGCCGCAGTGGCATTTAATGAAGTTGGAATCGTGTAGTATGGCAGTGCTGCTGTTGCCGTATAGGTAAACACATCACCGCTGATGCTGGTTACTATTTGAGTTCCGTTTGGTGGAGTTGTTCCGGCATGGATTCCAGTCAGCCCATCAACACTAATTGAGTCTCCTATCGAGAAAGCGTGCCCCTTGACATTTGCAGTTACTGTAGTTCCAATTTGATATGCAGATACGACATCTTGAGTAAAGTTGGGAACTGGAGCATAAAATTTAACCTCTGTTGACGATGCGCTTTCAATATAAAGTTGTGTGCCAATTAGCACCTCAAATTCTGGTATTGTGCATTCATAAACCGAAACAATGTCTCCCTTTTTTAGAGTTACGTTTCCTTCAACGCTTACTGTTACCAAACCATCTAATGCTGTAATGGCAAGACCGTTAACATTAAAAATCTGTGGTTGCGTATATTGACCAGCGGGGGACAGCGTGAAACCATCAGTAGCAATTGCCGAGTCAACACCGAAAACCTGCGTCTGGCTTGATGTGAATTCGTATATGAACGAGTCTTCGTCAACAATTGATTTTACTAAAAATGTTCCATTGGCTGGAGTACCACCAGTCAGACCACTTACCGTTATACTTGTTCCAACAGAAAGACCATGATCACGGACATTCATGATCACGTCCAAACTTCCAGCCTGAGAAGCCGACAATACTGACCTTCCGTTTGGATACCATTCAAGTGCTTGCTGACCATCGCGGAATAACATCACCTTGTCGAATAACTGGATCATCTCACCGTCCACGCCAATAGCCTGCCCAGATGGGTATGGAATGTCCGTGATAGCAGCAGATCCAAGACCCGCCTCAATTCCAGCCAGATCGATCTTCTTAGCCACGGTATCCATCGCAACGATGATGAACTCCTTGTTGTTCGTGTTGGGATCACTGAATAGGCAGGAAGCCCTTACGTTGGCATTAGCAACGTCATTGATTGGTAGCTGTGTAATCCGTGGATTCGTATTCAGTGTCACTGCTGTAACTCCTAATACTGGGAATCGTAAAGTGCTTGAAGTCATAACCTCAAGTTCTTGAATCCCATTGTAATCCACTCCTGTAAATACAAGCCCATTTATCGAGGCGTTACCACTTGTCCCAACAACAAACCCATGACTGGTTACCGTAAGCGTTACAAAATCTGCTGCATACGATACGGCACTGATCGTCTTAGATAGGTCGCTAGCAACAGCACCAACAACAGTGTAGGGGCCAACCCCACCAGTAAGCGTGTAAGTGAACTGAGTCGAGTTAGTAACTGTGACTTGGAAAACTCCATTTGGATTAGCTCCAGAAGAGTATGCAACTTTATTGATAGAAACAAAATCGCCAGACGTGATTCCATGCGCTACCGAT